AAAATATACGCAGCTACAAAGGGTAAAAAAGAAGATACTCCTTTGCATAAATCATTTAAGTATGGTGAAAGTATAAATATTCATTTTAATGAAAATAATAAAGAAAGCCTACAAAAATGTTATAACGCTTTCCTGGAAGACGCTAGACATAACGGTGTTGATATTGCTGCTTTTATACATGACGATGTATTTCTTAACACGGACGACTTACGAACTCGCCTTATACGGGCTGCGAATAGCTATACAGTATTTGGCTTGGCTGGCGCTACTTCCTGCAAAATTGGTAATCCTGCTTTATGGCATCTTATGTCAGAAAGGAAAGATCAAAGAGGATGTGTCGCACATGGGTCACCAGAGCAATACCACTACACTTCTTTTGGTCCTATCCCTAGTAGGTGTTTACTCATCGATGGGGTATTTATTGGTATCAATATTAAAGAACTTCCTCCAACGGTAAAGTTTGATGAAAGCTATCCATCAAGGTTTCATTATTATGATTTAGACTTTAGCCTTGAATGCAATAGGAACAAAGTTATAATAGGTGTTGTTGATATACCTATCATTCATTCTAGCCCTGGGTTAACTAATCCAGATAAGGAATACTTCGAAGGTCAGCAATATTTTATTAATAAATGGAAAAAATAGATTTAGATTATTTTGAGAAAATTCTTATATATAAGAGTTTAACTGATGAAAAATACTTGGCTGATATTATCGGCCACGTTGATCCTGCTATAATAGCGAGTAAAAATATAAAGACGATTTTTACCGTAATTAAAGATTTCTATAACAAAAGAGGTGTCCCGCCGACTGTTACGGAACTTAAAGCTTATCTTGTTAACGATGATATTAAGGATGCCTTTAAAGGTGTAGCAGCTACTTTTAAAGAGATTGATAAAAATTTAAATAACGAAGAACTTTTAGATAATACTGAGCGTTATCTAAAGGAGAGAGCAATTTACCATACTATGATGGATGTCGCAGAAGACATCACCAAAGGTAAGGTAGACACGAGCTATATTTTAGAGCGGTTTGAGAAGAGTTGTAGAATAGATCTACAGGATGATATCGGGTTAGATCTATTCGAAAATATAGACAGTGTTGCTGCGGAGTTAAATGTCGAGCAACCTACTATATCCTCTGGCTGGGAATGGGTCGATGAAAACTTAAACGGAGGCTTTTTGGAGAATGGTAGATCGTTTTATGTATTTGCTGGCCAGACCAACGTCGGTAAGAGTATATTCTTAGGTAATATTGCTACTAGCATGTGTAGACAAGGTAAGAATGTTGTCGTCATATCTTTAGAGATGAGCGAGATAATGTACGCCTGTCGCTTAGCTTCTGATCTTACTAAAATACCTATTGCTAACTTAAAAGACGAGAGTGTAACATTGCAGCACTCGATTAAGAGTATGGACAATATGGGTAAGCTTATTATTAAAGAATTTCCACCCAACACTATTACGTCGCAGCAAATTGCTAGCTATATAAAGACACTACAGCTTAAAGGTATTGAAGTTGATGCTATTGTCTTAGATTATATTAATCTCATCAAAGGATCAATGAACTCTAATCTTTACGAACGTATTAAATCAGCGTCAGAGGAAGTAAGAGCATTATCTTATAAATTTAATTGCCCTATAATTAGCGCGACTCAGCTTAATAGAACAGGTTATGATGTTGATTCTCCGCGGTTAGATAGTATCGGTGAGAGTATCGGTCTAGCTGCTACGGCTGATGCTATCATTGGTATTACGCAAAGCGATGAAGATAAAGAACTTAATATTATCAATCTTCATATGATGAAAAATCGATTCGGACCTAATTTCGGTAAGAATCAGTTTAGAATGGATTATAAAACACTAACGGTCATTGAAGATGAGGGTCTTAACGACGGAGACGGTGATTTAGGCGAATCAGCTAATGCTTTGGATATGTTGAGTAATTAAAAAAGGGAACTAAATAGTTTCTATATGCCTGATAAAGAAGCTATAAATCTAATAAAGAGATATCTAGATGAATATAATCTTTTAGAAGAATATACTTTTAATGGTGATATTTTTCATGAAAATATTAAGCTAGGCGGCACAATTTACGGTGTCGCCGGCGTATTTTTTGAAGATAATCCTAATTTATTAGCTAACTATATTTTAAAGGAATATAGTACAGTAGTAGATATTGTATTGCTTATAGATCTTAAAAATAAAATAGTTATTTTGAGAAAAGCGAAGAATTGCGATATGGATTTAGGTAAATTAGCTAAGCAATTATCAACCGGTGGTGGTAAAGATGAAGTCGCTGGCTGTTTATTAAATGATAAAATTCTAAACCTAACAAAACTTTTAAACCCGTTAACATGATCGAAAGTACACCAACACAAAATATAGAAAATGACGAGTTTCAACATGCCTTTCTGTCGTTTTGTACGTTTGTATCTCTTTTAAACGGTAAGAAAATGAACTACCCTACGGTTTTCTTAAAAATACTTGAAAATAAAAAGCTTCGAGAGATTTATATGGCACAGATAAATGAAGATAGTGAATTTGTTGCTATCCGTAAATTTATAGAAGCGGAGCCGTCAATAACGAAGAGTAAATATATAACAAAATACTTGAATAAATTAAAAACACCTTTATTATAAATAGGTGGAAGAATTCGAAAAGCAGATTTATAATACATACCTTGCTGTGTCGAGGTCAATTAACAATAAACCTTTCCGTCTACGAAGAGATTTTACCGGGTTTGAGAGTAAGCCTGAATATTTAGCGGTAAAGAAGCTCGCTGCATTCTTTAAAAAGCACAGACACTTAAACATTGATAGTTTCTTTGAAGCTCCGTTTTTTGTTTATGGTGAAGATTATTTTGGTATTGATTTCTTCTGTACGCAGAAAGCTATAGCAACTTATACGAGGTATAATGATAATTTCCTAATAGAAAAGCCTGATAGTAAGGTATGCGGTAAAAAGATAAAGGAGAGTATTATATTCATAACAAATTTTTGTAAGTCGAATAATATAAGAGTGGCAGATTATATTACACATAAGGAGAATAGCAGTCAGTATTATTCATTCCTTACACATCTCAAAGACAGAAAAATTAATGTCTACATTTTATTTGCGTTTAAAGATTTTGAGAGAGCGGTTAAAGCCGTTGATATTAATATAAAGAAGCTACTAGCACCATCGCTAATGAGGATGGACTATCTGAGGACTAAGATATACTCATCAACACAGATGAAAAAAAATATAAGCTTGTTCAAAAAATTTGTTGATAACTAATAAACAGTATCATATAATAAAAATATGAGTAATATAACAAGTTCAATGTTTGAATCGATTAGAGGCGCACTCGCGTCTAATGAAGAGAAGTCTAGCGGTCCAGCAGACATTCTCAGAACCGAGCCAGGTAATACATACACGGTTCGTTTACTACCGTTTGCAAAAGACCCTAAGAAGACATTTTTCCATTATTTCCAGCATGGATGGAATAGCTTCTCTACCGGTCAATATGTAAGTGCTATTTCACCACAAACGTTTGGTGATCGTGACCCGATTGCTGAAACTCGGTATAAGCTATATCGTGGTAATGATGAAGAGAAGCAAATGGCTAGTAAGATTATTAGATCTGAAAAGTGGCTGGTAAATGTATATGTTGTTAATGACCCGGTTAATCCGGATAACAACGGTAAGGTTATGACGTTGCGGTACGGTAAGCAATTGCACAAGGTTATTGCAAGTGCGATTGACGGTGAAGATGCAAGTGATCTAGGTCCACGTATTTTTGATCTATCTCCTAACGGTGTTAACTTTAAGGTTATTGTAGAGAAGCAAGGCGATTACCCGACATATGTGTCATCGAAGTTTTCATTCCCTACTGAAGTTAAAGGTCTGTCCGATGAAGATCATGAAGGTATCTATAATAAGGCTATTGAATTGGATTCGGTTTTCAGTATTAAGAGCTATGATGATCTTAAGCAGATGGTTGATGAGCATATTTACTGCCAAGATTCTGACACGCAACGTTCAGAGCCCGTGGTAGCTACAGCGCCTGCTGCTACAACATCATCCCCGGAACCGGTAGTTGAGACTAAGCCTGCAACTGCGCAGAGCGATGACGAAGATATTCAAGATCTACTTGCTGGTCTAGACGTTTAATTATATGGCTGACGGACAACCAGATATGATACCGATGCCAGGTCCTCCTGCGCCTGACGATAGGGGGCCAATGCCGGAGTCTTTTGAGAGAAAGCTTTCATCGGAAGAACAGAGAGCGTTACTCGTTAACTTCATGGGCAATATATATGGTGAGACTAAAAAGCTTGATAGTAATATTGTCGGTGCGTCGAATACTTTGGAGAGAGGTAAGAGTGAGAAGATTAAACAGCATATTGAACAAGTTATTTCTCAACCTCAGCAGCCTGTACAACAAGTGCAGGCTGCGCCAATACCTCAACCTGAAGTACAGCAACCAGCTGTGCAGGCTCAGCAACCAGTCGAACC